AAAAGATAAACTATGGGAATATCTTAATGATGATATTAGTTATATAGACTTATGGAGATTTGTATAAAGGAGAGAGAATGGACAAAGAACTAAAAAACAAATTAAAATACTTAATTAACAAAAAGAAAGACTTATTAACAATATGTGAAGAACTACAATTAAAAAATTATGAAGTAATAGGTTTAGTAGAACTTATGAAACAAGATGGTGAATTAGTAGATTATGTAGATGGGCAAATAATAAAACTACAAAAACCTTTAAAAAGTAATGATGTATATAAAGTACCAAACAATATGGAACATTTAAGGTTACTATTAATAAGTGATACACACCTTGCAAGCAAGTACGATAGATTAGATATATTAAGGTACTTATACGATAAAGCAGACAAAACAAATGTAAATTATGTATTACATAGTGGAGATTTAACTGATGGATTAAGTGGAAGGCAACAGCAATTATATGACTTAAAAGAAATATCTTACGAAGGGCAAAGAGATTATGTAGTAGAAAAGTACCCCAAAAGTGATATACCCACATATTTAATAGCAGGAAATCATGATCTATGGTGGGTAAAGCAATGTGGAACTGATATAGTAAAAGATATATGCAAGAATAGAGATGATTTAATCTATTTAGGAAGTGATTGTGAAGATTTACAAATAGGCAAATTAAAGATAAGACTATATCATGGAAAAGGTGGAGGAAGTTATGCTAAATCTTACAAACTACAAAAATATCTTGATGCAATACCAATGGAAGAAAGACCACATATATTACAAACAGGGCATATACATCAAGCATTTTATATGAAACAAGACAATACACATTGTTTTCAAACAAGTTGCTTACAAGATTTAACACCATTTGAAAGGTCAATGGGATTTAATAATGATAAAAGTTGTTGGTGGGTAGATGTAAACTTTGACAATAAAGGTAATGTATATTCAATAAATCAAGAACTAGAAACATTTGATAAGAAGTTAAAGAAAACACTCTATTAGACAATATTGAGAAAATATGATAAAATTAATAAGAGCCAATAAGGATGTGATAATGTGGCTAACGAGCAAAATTTAACACACACCCTAACTGTGGATGAAGCGAGAAAGGGTGGTATTAATTCAGGTGAAGCAAGAAGAAAGAAAGCCACTATGATTTCAGTATTAGAAAAAATGTTAGATGAAGTGCCAATAAAAGACAATGAAGGTGGCTTAACAAACAGAGAACTTGCAACATTAGGTCTTATAAAAGGGGCAAGGCAAGGTTTTAGTAAGAATTATGAAATAATACAAGACTTAATGGAAAGAAAAGAAGAAAAAGACCAAGCACTAGAAATAATAACAAATATACCTGCAAAAGACATAGCAAGTTCATTCAGCGATGTAAACAGGGCAATAGATGATAGAGAATATCGTGAATATTATTTTGAGGGTGGTAGAGGTAGTACAAAGTCATCTTTCATAAGTGAAAAGATAATCGAATTATTAGAAAACAACCCTAGAATGTGTGCAGTAATATTAAGAAAAGTAAAAGACACCTTAAAAGATAGTGTCTTTGCTCAATTAGAATGGGCAATAGATGTATTAAGTGAAACATATCCACATATAAAAGATAATTGGAAATTAACAAAAAGCCCATTAGAAATAACAAACATAAAAACAGGACAAAAGATATATTTTAGAGGTGCTGATGATTATGGAAAGATTAAATCATTAAAGACACCTACTAATATGTATGTAGGAATAACTTGGTATGAAGAATTTGACCAATTTAATGGGATGAATGAAGTTCGTAAGATAAATCAATCATTAATTCGTGGTGGAGAAGATTTTATTCAGTTTTATTCATATAATACACCTGCTAGTTCATTGCATTTTGTAAATGTTGAAAAGATAATACCTAAACAAACAAGGATGGTGCATTTAAGCGATTATAGAAGTGTACCAAAGAAATGGTTAGGTCAAGCGTTTATAGATGAAGCAGAGTTTTTACAAGGAGTAAATGAAAAACTATATGAAAATGAATATCTAGGATTAATGACAGGAACAGGTGGAAATGTATTTGAAAATGTTGAGTTACGAGAAATAACTGATAAAGAAATAGATACATTTGACAACAATTATTATGGGTTGGATTTTGGATGGGTTGACCCAGTTGCTTTTAATGGAATGTATTATAATTCAAACAAAAGAGAATTATATATATATGATGAATTGCATGGAAGCAAAATATCTAATGAAAAATTAGGGGAAATGCTAGAGCCTTGGAAAGAAGAAATAATTACTTGTGATAGTGCCGAGCCAAAATCAATTGGAGATTTAAAATCTTATGGATATATGGCAAGAGGAGCAATTAAAGGCCCTGGAAGTATAGAATATTCAATGAAATGGTTGGCAAGTTTATCAAAGATAATAATAGACCAAACAAGATGCCCATATACTGCTATTGAATTCTCTAATTATGAATTTGAGCAAGATAAAGATGGAAACTATATAACGTCATATCCAGATGGAGATGACCATCATATATCAGCAGTTAGATATGCTATGGAGCAAGTATGGAAGAAAAAGGGTCAGTAGACTAAAAACCACTTTTATGATATAATTATATTAGGTGATATAAATGAAAGAATTTATTGTGTATATGCACGAAAACATAATTAATCATAAAAAATATATTGGTATTACTTGCCAAAAACCAAGTCAAAGATGGAGAGGTGGTAAAGGTTACAAAATAGGTGTCTTTAAAAAAGCAATAGATAAATATGGATGGAATAATTTTAATCATATAGTGTTGTATGATCATTTAACAAAAGAAGATGCTTGTTTAAAAGAACAAGAATTGATTAAACAATACAATACTATGGATAGTAATTATGGCTATAATTTATGTGAAGGTGGTAATTTAACTTTTGGATATCACCATACTAAAATATCAAAAGAAAAGATGAGTATGGCAAGAAAAGGTATATATAAAGGTAAAAACAATCCTATGTATGGCAAAAGTGGAATATTAGCACCTATGTATGGAAAACATTTAACAGAAGAACACAAAAGAAAAATAAGTGAAGCAAAAAAAGGCAACACAAAACCCTATGAAGAAAAGTTAGGAAAACAAATAGACCAATATGATATAAACGGAAACTTTATAAAAACATGGGGCAGTATTTCTCAAATAGAAAGAGAATTGAAAATAAAAGGAACTCACATTTCAAGAGTATGTAGAGGAAAAAGAAAGACAACAGGTGGATATGTCTTTAAATATCACCAAAAAAAGAAAGGACAATGATAGATGTTAAAAAATATATGGATGTGGATTTTAAATAATGTATTTCACATCCCAACACAAACAACACAAAAAGAAATTGATGATAATAGTATATATGCTAGAATATATGAGCAGATAGACAATATTAATTTTAGTGCTATATTTAGTAATAAATTAGCAAATTATACAATAAATGATAGTACACTTGACATTGAAGGAGATAATGCAAGGGTTGACCTATTAAATAAAACAGGACAATCAATGTGGAAGAAAGCCAAAAAAATAGTATCAATGGGCTTTGGTTATGGTGGAGTTATATTAGTGCCTTATGTAAAAGGTGGGAAAATATACTATAACATAGTGCCACAAGATAGATTAACAATAGATGAAATAGATGGAGAATTAATAACAGGAGCTACTGTGTTAGCAGAAAAGAAAGTAATTAGTGGAACAATATCTCAAACAACATATTTAAGATGGACTAATTATCAAATAAAAGAAGGCAACCTAGTAATAACACAACAATTTAGTGATGAAAAAGGAAATAAAATACCTACACCTTACTTTTGGAAAGATATACAAGAAGTAATGAGTATTACAAATGTTGATAGGGTTTTATTTGGATATATAAAGTCACCTATAAATAATCGTAAAGCAAATGACAAGTATGGTGTACCAATAACTTATGGATGTGAAGCAACAATACTAGAAATAAGACAAACACTAAAACAACTTGTAAAAGAATATGAATTAAAAGAAACATTTGTGGGAGCAGATGCTACATTATTTAATGGTAAAAATAAACTTCCTGATAGTGGTTTATTTAAAAGATTTAATAGTACAAGTGATGATTTCTTTCAAGTATATGACCCTGAATTTAGAGATTATACTATAAGGCTACAAGAGTTATACAAGAGATTAGAACATGAAATAGGAACATCTTATGGGATATTAAGTGAAGTAGATACAAATAACGCAACTGCTACTGAAATAAAAAGAGCACTATATGATACATTTACAATAGTTGATGATATGAGAAGTAATATAGAAAAAGGACTTGAAGATTTTTTCTATGCTTGCAATGTACTTGCTAACGCTTATAATTTAAGCCCACAAGGAGAATACAATGTAAGTTTTGATTGGTCTTATGGATTAATAGAAGATACACAACAAGAGTGGTCACAATTAACTTATGCACAAAGTAAAGGCGTTGTAAGTAAAGTAGAATTAAGACAATGGTTAAAACCTGATGAAACTCTTGAAGAAAGTGAAAAAGCAATAAAAGAAATAGAAGAACAAGAACCATCAATTGAAGAATTAGTAGGAGGTACTGAATAATGAAATTAATAGTAAATCCACATAAAATAGAAATAGAAAAAAATCTAGTAAATGAAAAAGAAATAAACATAACAAAAGTACAATTTGAATTTAATAATATTCCTGATGATTATGTAAAAGAAGCATATTTTACATTAAAAAGCAATACATACAAAGTAATAATACAAAACAATGAATGTGATATACCTTACGAAGTGTTAGAAGAAAAAGGCACAATAGAAATAGGTGTAGTTGCTTTTAAAGTAGGAGAAGAATACAAAAGATATAACCCTAGTCCTGTATATATAAATACTCTTGTAGGAAGTTTAAAAGACCAATTTGAAAATAGCGAAGAAATAACACCAACAGATAAAGAACAAATAGAACAAATATTACAAGATGGAATAACTGATATTCAAGGCAAAATTGATGAAGTAGATAACAAGATAATTGAAGTAAACAATGCAATAGAGGAAACAAATAATCTAAATATAGATGTAAATAAAGTAGAAAAAGAAACAACAATAACATTAACAAAAAAAGATAATACAACTAAAAGTGCAGTAGTATTAGATGGAAAAAGTTTACAATTTATGTGGCAAGGAACATCATTAGGAATTAAAACTGATGATATGCAAGATTATGTATTTGTAAATTTACAAGGAGTACAAGGAGTACCTGGTCCACAAGGAGAGCCATTTAGAATTAAAAAGACTTATCCAAGTGTACAAGCAATGAATGATGATTTTAACAACATGAATTATGGTGATTATGTAATGATTGCTAGTACAGTAGAAGTAGAAGATAATGCTAAATTATATACAAGAGGAGAATTTCAATGGATATTTATTACTGATTTTAGTGGAGCAACAGGTATTAAAGGAGAAACAGGTGCAACACCTAATATACAAATAGGTACAGTTACAAGTGGAAGTACACCAAATGTAACAAGAACAGGAACTGATGAAAACCCTATATTAAACTTTACATTAGTAAAAGGAGATACAGGAAGTGAAGGACCTGTTGGACCAACAGGAAATGGAATATCTAATATAGAAAAGACAAGTGAAACATCAACAGAAAAGAACTATCGAATAAACTATACAAATGGAGAGCATTTTGATTATTCAGTAGAAAATGGAGAAGTAACACAAGAGCAATTAGATGAAGTACAAGCAGATTTAGATAGATATAAAACGATAGAAAATGCACTACCACACATTACAGGAGAAGGAGAAAGTATAACATTAAATGATACTGCAAATAGTGTTTTACATTTAGATTTAAAAGGCAATACACAACAAGATAGTACAAGTATAAGTGGTGGAGATGAATACGATAGTCCTACACCAGACCACCCACAACCTATTCATAATGTAAGTGGAGATAATACAATAAAGGTACAAAATAAGAATTTGTATAAACCTTTTAATTTTACTAAAACAAGTAATGGAATAACTTTCACTTATAATGAAAATGGTTATATCAATATAAATGGAACTTCAACAGGAAATGCTTTATCTATGTATACAAATGAAGCAACACCATATTTGATAACATTAGAAGCAGGAACATATACAATAAGTGGAAATACAGATGATATAAGACTAGAAGTAGTAAGTAGTGGTGGTACTCCATTATGTAATACAGGAAGTACAAATATATTTACAATAAACTCAACAACACAAATATTTATAAGAGCAAATATATTAAATGGTAAAACTTTTGATAATGTAAAAGTATATCCACAACTAGAAAAAGGCACAACAGCAACTGATTATGTTGAACATCAAGAACAAAGTCAATTAATAAGTTTAGGTGTAGAGAATTTATTACCTAACAATGTAACTTCACAAACAATAAATTCAATAGAATTTACAAAAAATAATGATAAAAGTGTATATGCAAATGGAACTGCAAGTGAAAGAACTGATTTATATCTTGTAGGAGATTCCTTAAATTATGAAGATTTAGGCTTAATGGCAGGGACTTATACTTTAAGTGGTTGTGTAAGTGGTGGCTCATATACAACATATATGCTTGTATGTGTAACACAACATAGTGATACAACAACAACAATTAAAACTGATTTTGGAGAAAATACAACAGTACAAGTACAAACAGGAGATAAGTTTAGAATATTTATAAGAGTAGCAAATGGGGGATCAGTAGATGGAACATTCTATCCTCAATTAGAAAAAGGCTCAAAAGCCAACTCATACACACCTTATGGCACAACACCAATAGAACTATGCAAAATAGGAGATTATCAAGACTATTTCTATAAATCTAGTGGTAAGTGGTATTTACATAAAGAGATAGGGAAAGTTGTTTTAGATGGTAGTGAGAATTGGGGAACTTCTACTTCTAGTGGAAATATAAGGTGCTATACTTCAGCAATAGCAAATTTAATCAATAAAAATGTTGCACCTATTTTAAATTATTTTATAGGTTCAACTGATACAGGTAATATATTCACAAATGGTTATGCAACTTTACCAGCAAGTGGTAATATATCTTTTTACTACCCTACAACAACCGATAGTACAACTACTTTTAAAACTTGGTTATCAACCCACAACACCGAAGTATATTATGTACTAGCAACACCAACAAACGAAGCAATAACAGATACAACATTAATAGGTCAATTAGATAATATAGAAAAATTAATGAGTTATGATGGACAAACTAATATAAGCCAAGATAATAATGACTTGCCTTTTATTATTAGTGCTAGTGCTATTAGGAAATTAAATAATGAATAATGAATTAAGTGATGAATTAGTAATAACAAGATTAATTGATAGAGTAGAAAGTGGCAATACATTTGTGTTAAAGCAAATAGGAAAGACCATTAAAGAAATAGGGCAACTGAAACCTAGTGAATTATACAAATTAGAACAAATGATAAAATATGGTGCAAGATATGACACTATAATAGAAAGATTATCAAAGATAACTCAACTAAACATAAAAGAAATAGATGAGATATTTGAAGCATACGCCAAAAGAGATTATAAATTTGCTGAAAAGTTTTACAAGTATAGAAATATACCTTATGTGCCTTTTAATCAAATGACAGCCTTAAAAAACGAAGTAGAGGCGTTATCTTTACTAACAAAAGGAACATATATGAATTTAGCAAATACATCAGTTCTAGGATTTTGGTTAAATGATAGGTTTTACAATATACAAGAAGCGTATAGATATGCAGTAGACCAAGCGATATTATCAATTAGTCAAGGCAAAGATACTTTTCAACACCAAATGTATTCTTTACTAAAACAATTTGGCGATAGTGGAGTAAGGACAATAGACTATGCAAGTGGTACATCAAGAAGATTAGATAGTGCCTTAAAGATGAATTTAAGAGGTGGAATAAGAGAACTTCATAACGCAACGCAAGAGGTGTTAGGGAAAGACTTTGGAGCGGATGGCGTAGAAATAACAGTACACGAATATCCTGCTCCTGACCACGCAATGTTGCAAGGTAGGCAATTCTCTTATGAAGAATATGAAAACCTACAAAACAACTTACCTGCAACTGATTATAAAGGAATTACTTATACACACGATCATAGACCTATTTCACAACTTAATTGCTATCACAATGTATTTAGTATAGTTCTAGGTGTATCAAAACCTCAATATACAAATGAAGAACTAGAACAAATAGAAAAGAGAAACGAAAAAGGCTTTGAATATGATGGAAAACACTATACGATGTACGAAGGAACTCAATTAATGCGTAGAATAGAAACTGAAATACGAAAGCAAAAAGATAATCAAATACTAGGTAAAGAAGCAGACAATAAAGAATTAATAGAAACTTCCCAATATAAAATCACACAACTTACAAATAGATACAAAGAAGTTATCAACGCTAGTGGACTTAAAAGCCAATTAAAAAGAGCAAGAGTGGTAGGATACAAACGAATAAAAGTGAAATAATTTTACATTTTCATAAAATAATGATATAATTATACAAAAGGAGGTATATTATGAATAATTTTGACATAGGTAATACATTTAGAAATATTATTTATTTCTTAATAGGATTAATAATAATATTAATTGGTGTTATTATATTTTATGCTATTAAAAATAATGAATTAGCAAAAGAAATGAGCGAATACACTTGCGAAACTGATATAATGGAACAAGATGGTTTATATAACTTTATTGATAGCGAAGGAAATATGATAACTACCGACGCTGATGTGTTAAATAAGTTTATTAAGGAGTATTATGGCGAAACAAAGGAAAACAACTAAAAGGAAAGTTAGAGTAATTACTGTAAAAAAGTGTGCTAGATGTGGAAAATTTGCAAAATAAGTGGAAAAGACTAGACATAAGAAAATATACAATTCCTGAAATAAATATTATATTAGAGTTAGGTAATTTTGATGATTTTACAAAAGAAGTATTTAAAAGGTTAAATAATGGAGATACAATAGTAAAAATATCAATGGACTTAACTGAAAAAAATATTTATGGATATGTAAGTGTAAAAAAGGTAAATAAGGCGATTAAGGAAATCAAAAACAAAATAGTAAGATTAACATTATTGGGAAAATTAAGGTAATTTTAAGGGTATAAACAAGGTACGTTTGTACTCTTTTTTTGTGTGATAATTTAAGTGAAAGGAGAGATAAGACTTAATAGAGTAGTTTAAAACACTATTTGAAAAGCACTCTCTTTTTCTGTTTTAGGAGGAAAATATGAAAGAAAGAATTGAAGAAAAATTAGAAAAAAACATTGAAAGAATATTAGCAAAGGAAGAACTTTTACCTACTGATGTAGCAATATTAAAAGAAAAACTAAACGAAATTAAAGTAGAAGAAACAAAAGAAGAAGAAGAAGCAAAAAGAAAAGAAATGTTAGATGTCTTAACAAAAAATTTATAGGAGGTTATTATGAGTAATTTATGGATACCAATGTTATTAGGTTTATCCAATGGGTTTGGAGGGTTTAATACTTATTTTGCTGGATGCATAAATGATTACAATAGATATTCAAAAAAATACGAAAGATATGGTGTTGATGAATAATGTATAACAATTATAATCCACAAGTTAGTTTAGATAGAATAAACACACAAATTGCAGAACTAGAAAAAATGAGAAATCAAATGCAACAACCTATACAACCACCTATCACACAAAATTTTCAAATAGCACCAACTAATCGTGAAACAATTAAATATGCTAGTTCAATAGATGAAGTACAAAGAGATATGGTAATAGGAGATACACCTTATTTTAGTAAGGATATGAGTGTTGTATGGATAAAAAATACAAAAGGAGATATTAAGACTTACGAATTAAATGAAATAATACCAAAAGACGAGAAAGATTTAAGAATAGAATACCTACAAGCACAAATAGAAGAATTAAAGAAAGGGATGATAAAAAATGAACGCAACACAACTATTGATGACACAATTACAGAACCAGTTGAAGATGAGAAATCCACAGGCGTTTCAACAATACCAAAGCCTAAAAAAAAGTAATGGCAACCCACAAGAAATGATAAATAGTATTGTAGGTAAATATACACCTGAACAAAAAGCAAATTTTATGAAATATGCAAATGGATTTGGAATATCCAATGAACAATTAACTAATTATGGTATCACACAAAAATAGTGTTGATATAAATATTGAAGAAAGGAGATAAAAAAAATATGAATGGTTCAATACAACCAACAGTAGAATTAGCAACTACTAACGGAAATGGCTTGGCATATCCATATCCTGTTATGTATGGTAATGGCTTTGGTGGTAACAATGGCTTTTTAGGTGGAGATGGTTGGATAGTTCTATTATTACTTTTAGCATTCGGTAATGGTGGATGGGGTAACAATGGAGGCTTCTTTGGTGGTAATAGTTTCGACAATGGATACGCATGGTTATCAAATGGGCAAAAAGAAATTATGCAAAACACTAACAATGGCTTCGACACATTACATTTATCTAACCAACTAGACACAGTAAATAGTGGCATTTATTCACTATCTAATCAGTTATGTAACACAGGACATGATATTACAAATTCAGTTAGCAATGGCTTCTATAATGCTGAAATAAGTGCTAATAATAGAGCAGTAAATCAAATGCAAGATACATTTGCTTTAAGTAGACAATTTGCCGATTGTTGCTGTGATAACAAATTAGCAGTTCAAGACCTAAAATCAACTGTTATTAGTGAAAATTGTAGCGACAGGGAAGTATTAAGACAAATCGGTCAAGATATTCTTGTAAATCAAACTGCTAATACTCAAAAGATCATAGATGAAATCTTTAGAGATAGATTAGACGAAAAAGATGACAAGATTGCTGAATTAAATAGACAATTACAAATGGCTGATTTAAGAGCATCACAAATCGCTCAAACACAAGCAATAACTTCAAATATCTACAATGAGTTAAAGAACTGCCCTGTTGGAACAGTACCAGTATATGGTAACCAACCTATATTCACTTGCCCTAACAATGGATGTGGATGTGGATATAACACAACAAGTCAATTTATTTAATAGCATATAGTCGATTACGACACGCTCGATTACGAGAACTTGCTAATTGATAAGGACATTATTGTCCTAACCAAGAGAATAGGCATAGTTCTATTCTCTTATTTTTATAAATAAATGACAAAATTTGCAATATTTTTGAAAAAAATGAGAAAAAAATACAAAAAATGCACAAATAAGGTAATTTTAGGAGATATTTTCTCTTGAAATGCACTAAAAACCATAAAAATTGTGCAAAATTGAAAGGAGAAAGATAAACAATGATTGAAACAATTATAAATGAACCTCTTGCTTTGCCTAGTAATGCAAGCCCTGTAACTTTTGATGAAACTGATATTAGAACTAGGTGTGCTACTTGTAATTGCAATGGCTGGTTAGACTATTCAAATGGTAACCCTAACTTTAAAATCTTTGGTAATGGGTATACAGGTTACTATGACGTAGAATTTAGTGCTTCCGTTAGTTCTGCAACTGCTGGTGTTGTAGCAATAGGACTATATCAAGATGGGGTGTTAATACCTGATACAGTAAGAGCTGTTACGCTAGCTGCTGCTGATGATTACGAAACAATTTCTTTTGACAAAAAATTAAGAGTATGCCCAAGAGGAACAACTAACATATCAGTTCAAAGTGTACCAAGTGTACCAACACCTACTACACCAACAACACCAATATCAACTACACAGGCAATTATAACTAACGCAACATTTAGTATAAGTAGAATTTAATGAGAAACAATTTAGATGCAACATCTTTAATCTTGCAATTGTATAGCGTCATTTTACTAATACAGGACTACAATAACACCGATTTAATGCAAGAATTACAAAAGCAAGATAAAGAATACCTAGAAAAGATAATCAAGCAAAATAACGAGATTTTGAGCCTTTTAAGAAAGGAGGAAAAATAATGCACGAGAAGTTAGAAAAGAAAACAGAAGAAAGCATAAACAAGATATTAGATGAAGGAATAACAACAAATAATTTAGACCATCTATACAAATTAACAAAGATTAATCATATAGCAAAGGAGGAAGAAAATATGAATTATGGAAACTATGACAACTATGGTAGAGCAGGATATGATACTTATGGTAGAGATAATTATGATAATTATGGTAGAGATAGTTATGGGCGTAGAGGATATGACATGAAATATCGTGGTGACGAATACATGGGAAGAATGCATGATGAATACGGAAGATATATGGAAAGTCGCAATAGATATGGTGCAGGAGAAGAAACTAAAAAATCATTAGAGTATATGTTAAGAAGTATGGAAGATTTTGCTCGTATGTTAAAAGAAGAAGCACAATCGCAAGAAGAAGTACAAATGATTAAACAAACTGCTCAAAGAATAGCACAAATGTAATATGAAGTATTATTTTTATAACGCAAATAGTCATAATAACTTTATTGATGATTGCTTTCCTAGAGCATATTCGACAGTTATGGATATAACTTGGAAAGAAGCATATAAAGAATTATGCAAGAGTGCAATGGAACAAGGTTATATGATGGATAGTGCTATTTTTGTAAGGAGTTTTTTAGATAATAAATTTAAAAGAATTCCATATATTGAAACATATATAGGAGAATTTGCGGAGAACCACCCTATTGGTAAATATCTAATAACAACTAACGGACATATAACAGCATGTGTTGATGGTTACATTATAGACACTTGGGATTGTACTAATAAAGAAATTGAATATATTTGGAAAATAATTTAAAGGACACGATTTGTCCTTTTTTTAATATTGTGTTATAATCTTGTTAGGTGAATTTATGAAGATAGCAGTTGATAAAAACACATATCATATAAACAAAGACAAAGACAAAGAATACATATACTTGTTTGATGATGAAACATTAGATGAGTTATTAAAAATAAATATGCATTGTGTTTATTATAAAAAATGTGATTATGTTGATATTAACTTAACTGATTATGACATAGATTGCATAAAGAAAGCCAAAATAACTGATAAAGACTATACCAAGATAACTAAACAAAATTATAAGTATGCAATAATAGTACCAAATTGTAATAACGATAGAGGAGATTACAAAGGCAAAAGTTTTTTAAAAAATTGTATCGAAAGTGTATTAAATCAAACATATAAAGATTTCACCTTGATAATAGTAGATGATTGCTCAACTGATACAAGCGTAGAAACAATAAAATCTTATAAAGACAATAGAATACACTTAATACAAAACAAAAGAAAAAGATACAATGGTGGAAGTAGAAATGTTGGAATAGATTATGCACTTGACAATATAGATTTTGATTATTTTTGCTTTTTAGATAGTGATGATTGGTGGAAACACAACAAAGTATTAGAAACAATAAACAATAGACTATTTAATCACGATATGGCATTAATAGGAATGGAATTAATTGATAAAAATGGTGTGTTTATGACTAAATATCATCAATACGATAACTATGAAAATTTCTTTTTAAGTGACAATAAAGTATGGTGTACTGCTTGGGCAAGAGTTATCAAAAAGAATAAGATAGTATATTTTTGTGAGGATACCCTTATGGAAGACAGAGTATGGTCATATAGGCAAGCGGATGTAATAGATAATCTAGACAAAGTTGTAAATATAAAAGAGCCTTTATATGTATGGAATAGAACAAACACAACAAATAGTGTATCAATAGTAAGAAATGGTTATTGGGATGCAAGTGCTTGGTGTCATATAGGTCATCAATTACAATTACTAGACCAATTACACCACAAAGAAATGATACCTATTTTAAAAAAAAGAATAGAAGTATGTAAAGATAAAGTTAACCACAACATTTATCAACAATATTAAGGAGGAGATAATATGATAAAATGTGAAGTAATAGAAAGATTTGATTTAAAAGATTATAACAAATTAAAAAATGTTAAGAAAGTAATAAGCAGAAAAGAAAATGAATTTGGTGCAAAAGATACTTTTGAATGCGATGAAGAAATGGCAAAGTATTTACTAGGAGATAATGTTTTAAAAAAAGCAGTAGTTAAAATTATTGAAGTAGAGCCTAAAAAAACTGAAATAGTTGTTGATAATATTAATAATCAACCTATTGGGGAATTACAACCAAAAGTAAAAGAAGCAATAGAATATTTAGAAAATAAGAAAACAACTAAAAAGAAAAAGAAAAAATAACCCCCTTTGACTAGGAGGTTTTTTTTTGTTATAATTTATATGAGAGTTCAAGGGAACTCAAATATTTAATTCTATGGTGGAGTTGACCACTTGAAAAAATCTAGGGAGGAAATATTATGAATGGATTTTTAGAAAGTTTAGAAATAGGAGAAAACAAAGTTAAGTTATCAAAAGAAGAAATCAAAAGTATTATGGAGAAACATGGGGAATATATTAAAACTGAAACTAATAAAGTTGAAGAAAAGTATAAAACTCAAATAGAAAATAATAAAAATACTATTGAAGAATTGAAAACTCAAATTGAAAAGGCTCCCAAAACTGACGAACTAGAAAGCCTAAAAAATAAAATAGCAGACTATGAGCAAAAAGAGGCTGATAGAGTTGCAAAAGAAAAAGCCGAGCAAGAAGAAAAGATATTAAATGACAATATCAATGCTTTATTTGAAGGCAAAACATTCACTAGCGAATATGCAAGGACAGGTCTTTTAAATGATATTAAACAAGGTTTAAGTAAACCTGAAAACAAAGGAAAAGGAATACAAGATTTATTTAATGAATTAACAAAAGATAAAACTGATATTTTTACAAATCCTAATCAAGTAAAAGATATGGCTAGTATGGGAGATAGTGAAGAAAACAACAAAACAAAAGAAATACCAATAATTTGGTAAAAGAGAGGAAGGATTAAATTATGGCAAGAATAGATGCATTATCTATTGAATTAAGAACAACAGGAAAAGACAAACTTGCAGAGGAATATGGAAAAGTAATTGATAATATTCAACATATAACTCTTGCATCAAGATTAAAAAACCAAGACTTATCTGGTGACCCAACAGCAGGAACTGTTGAAGCAAAAAGATTTGTAAATGTACAAGGAAAGGCTTATGGAACTGCTCGTACAAATGGCAAAGGTGATTATGTAAAAGCAGAACCAGTAGTAATTCCAATTAATGATAATACTGAGTACATTGAGGAAATTGAGGAAAAGGATTTGGCTCTATATGGCGTTGGAGGATTAATTGAGCGTAGAACTCGTAATCATCAAAACGCATTAGCAGTAGAACTTGATACTAAATTCTTTGCAGAAGCAGTAAGTCAAGGAACTGCATTTACACCAAGTGCAGGAGCAACAGCAATTGAAGATGAAATTGAAGAAGCAATTCAATCAATTGAAACTACTAAAAATGATTTTGTACAAGGCGTACCAAGAAATATGATCGAAATTGTTATGTCACCTGCTTATTATGGTAAGTTAAGAAATAAGATTAACTCAATTTCTAACTCAAACAATTTAGGTGTAGTACCTAACTATGAAGAAGGAACATTTAATAATACTCATGTTTATTCAAGTGTATTCCTACCACAAGGAACTAATTATGTAGTTATGGTAAATGGAGCAGTAGCACAACCAGTAAGAACTTCTATTTACAATCCTGAAAAAGTACAATTAAGTGATGCAACAGCATTTGGTTTATTTGCTTATAAAGGAACAAAAGCAGTTACACCAGACTTAATTAAATATAATGGAACAACAATAAGTCTATAATAAAGGAGGGCGTTTATGGAATTTAATGGGCAATACCTAACATACGAAGAATATAAAGAATTAGGCGGAACATTAGACCTAACGCCTTTTAATTTATTAGAATTCGAGGCAAGAAAAAAAATAGATATAAGAACTCAAAATAGACTTGTAGGGCAAGAAATACCAGAAGAAGTAAAACTATGTGAATATGCAATGATAAATAGTATAAATAATTATTCAAGTACAACTAGCGAGGTTGCAAATAAAGGCAATGTAGCAAGTGAAAGCACTGATGGATATAGTGTAAGTTATTTAACATCAGCACAAATAAGTGAAGTTATAAAATCTAAAAATGCCGAGTTAGAAGATATAATGAGAAATTACTTATTAGGTGTTATAGTAAATGATGAACATATAATGTACGCAGGTGTATAATGATAACTAATTCAAGTTTAACTATTTATCACAAAGACGGACTAGATGTAGCAACATACTTTGAAAAATGGACTAGATATAATTATGATAAAGTTTGGTATTTTGGAGGAAAAGGTGCAAGTATAAATAAAGGCTATGACAATGCAAATGATGTTGAAATAAGAATTCCTTATAACGATAATTTGAATATAGCGAACTTCTCAATAGGTGATATTGTTGTTAAAGGCACACTTGACTTTGATATACAAACTCAAAAAGATTTATCTAATTATGAAATATATAACATAACAAGTATCAAGAACAATAACTTTGGTAATAATCCTCATATCCATATTGGAGGAAAGTAATGGACTTTGAACATCCACAAACTATAATAGCAAACTTTGGTCTTGGCAAAAATGGAGATGTGCATAAGTTCTTTACTAACACTTGTGCGTTGCACATGGACAAGTATGTACCTTATGACGAGGGAACACTTGCAAACTCTGTTGTACAAGGTGGAGTAGTAACAAGCAATGTTGACATTGATAGTATTACTTATGATCAAGAATATGCTAGTTATGTATATAATGGAATAAGTAAAAATGGAAATCCATTAAATTATAGCCACGATATGCATCCTTATGCAGGCGACCATTGGGATGAAAGAATGGTAAGTGCTGAAATGAGTGAAATAGAGCAAGAAGTACAAGACTACATTGACAGGAGGTATTATAGATGAGAGTATCAAAATTAAGAGAATACTTATTTACAATATTAAATAACTTATTAGATAATAGTAATTATCAAATAAATGTAGATATGTTAAGCAATAATATAGATGATTTCTCACTTGATAAAATACCAACAGGAACAAGGGTTTCAAATTGGATAGTAAATGATGGATTAAAAAGAGATGTATATTCATTTAGAAGTCGTAAATCATATTCACAAGACACAATAGATAATTTAAAAAATATAGGTTTTTTTGAAGATTTTGAGAAAATTATAGAAAATAACAATGACAGAGGTATATTACCTGACATTGATGGAATAGAAAGCATAGAATGTTTAAATTCTGGAACAATGTTAAGAAATGCTGATGGTAAAAGTGCAGAATTTAGCATACAAATACAAATAACATATCGAAGAGGAGGTTAATAATGGAAATAATAGCCAAGAAAGAATTTACTTTAAATGGTAAATATTACGAAAAAGATGATGTTGTTAAAGTTAAATCAATAGAAGAGTTGAGGTTATTAAATGAAAAAGGATTTATTAAACCTCTTACAAGAAAAGAATTAGAAAACTTTAAACAAGAGAAAGAAAAACTATAAGGAGGTTAATATGCAAGCAAAAAGAAGTCAATTTGCTCACTACCTAAATACAACACCAGAAGCACAAACAAAGAAATGGGTAAGAGAAGGTGTAGGTGTAGAAGCATTATCAATGAGTTATAATGCACAGGTTGATACATATAAGACAATACTTGCTGATGAAGCAGATAGCGTATTCAAAAACTATGATATTCAATCAAGTGTTACTGGAAAGCGTATTTATAGAGAAGATGAAATTTATGATACACTTGATGATATAAGAAGAAAAGCAAAAGCACTTGAAAGCCAATACCTAGAAATAGATATGGGAAAAGCAACGGGTAGTGCTTATGTAGCAACACAATATGATGTATTAGTTGTTATTGATGAATTTTTAGGAGAAGATGCAACTATTGGTTATAACATTTATTATAAAAATCCAAAACAAGGAACAGCAACAATTACAGATGGCGTACCAACTTTCGTTGAAACTGTATCATTATAGAAAGCCTATGGGCGAGGGTGTAAAGCCCTTGCTCTTTTTAATTATTAGGAGGGAATAATTATGGATAAAGTAATTTATAAAAAAGAAGGAATTAAACAAATACAAGTAAATGATCAAGGTGATTATATAGAAATCGATTTAATGGATATAGAATTACCTTTTAAAGTAGATAAAACAAGAAAAGAATTAGTAAGACAAAATGGAATATATAAAAATATTTGCAAGTCATTAGAAAAGCAATACAAAGACAATGAGGACTTGTTAAGAGTAAAAGAGTATCAAGCAGAAGTAGATTATTGCAAAAAATGTAGGCAAGTATTAGATGGTTTATTAGGAGAAGGTGCTTGCCACAAAATATTTGGAGATACAAATAGATATGCTATGTTTGATGATTATTTTGAGCAATTAAGTGAAACACTTGGTGAAATGGAAATAGACATAAAAGCAATAAAAGAAAAACTTGTTAATAAATATAAAAAAAATAAGGAAATAATGTAATGTATCCAACACAAATGGAAGTTAATGGAGTTATCTATGATATAGATACAAACTACAAAACTGCCTTACAATGTTTTCAAGCGATAAATGATAAAGAATTAGAAGAACACGAAAGAGCAATAGTGGTAGTTGCTTTATTATTAGGCTATGATGTACCGCTAGAAGATACACAAGAAGCATTAGAAAAATGTGCAATTTATTTAAGATGTGGTAAAACAAAAAATCCTAGCAATAAAGAAATAGATATGGACTATTTTCAAGATGAAGCAAAGATAAGAACTTCTATAAGGCAATGTTATCATCTTAATTTAAATATTGAAAAAGATATTCATTGGTGGGAATATAATGAACTTATTGAAGGTTTAACGGAAGAAACTTTATTAAATAAAGTAAGAGAAATAAGAACTTATGATTTAAGTAAAGAAAAAGACCCTAAAATAAGAAAACAAATACAAGATGCAAAAGACTTTTATGCACTTGAAAAAGAAGAAGTACCAATGACAGAAGAAGAAAAAAAGAACATTGAACAATTTTACAAATTAACAGGTTATAAGGAGGTGTAATATGGCAAGAATTACAATAGAAACTGAGTTAGGAACAAAGAACTTTACAAAACAAATAAATAATTTAAAAGCAGATTTACAAAGATATATGAAAACATTAGAAAGTGAAGCAAAAGTTCCTATAAGTTTAAGAATGAGTGCTGACGAAAGAAGAAATTTAGAAGCAACAATAGAAAAAACAAGAAATCAATTAATAGCACTAGAACAACAACAACTAAAAACAGGTGACGCAGGAGAACAGGCAGGAATAAGAACAGGGCAAGGTTTTGAAAGAGGTATAAATTCTTTAAAAAGATTTGCATTAGGATTGTTTGGTATTCGTTCTATGTTTAGTTTAATGCGTAGAGCAACAAACGCTTATTTATCACAAAATGAAACGACAGCAAATAAATTAAATGCAATATGGGTAGCACTAGGAAACGCATTAGGACCAATTATAGAGATAATTGCAGATGGTGTACTGAAACTAATAGGGTACTTAAATGTATTTTTAAGAGCATTAGGTTTTGATATAGATTTAACTAAAAATATGAATAAATCTACAAAAGCAGTACAAGGCACTACAAAGGCTATGAAAGAGTTAAATAACGAGGTATATTCATTTGATGAAATGAACAAACAATCAAAAGACACATCAGTAGGTGGTGCTGGTGGAGGTGGAACTAATGGTTTCACAATGCCTGAATTAAATGAAGGTGTAGTTAAAAAATTACAAGATGTAGCAAAATGGTTAAAAGAAAACAAAGATTTATTATTTACAATAGGAACAATAATAGCAGGATATAAAGTTGCAAAGTGGTTAAGTGGTTTATCAAGTTTAATAGGTGGTGGAACAGGAGCAGGAGCAACAGGTTTACTTGGGCTTAAAAATATCTTAACAGGATTATTAGCACTTGAAGCAATTGCTATTGTAGTAAGTATAATTTATTATGGCAAAGAATTAAGTGAGTTAAAACAAATAAACAAAGAAATAGAAAAATTTGCTAAAAACAATACTGAAAGTGCAAAAAAAGTAAATAAATCAAATTTAGATGTAGCAAAGTCATTTGAAAAAGGTAGTGAAGAAATCAACAAATATGTGCAAGAATTAAATGGACAAATAGAAGCATCTAAAATTAATACCGAAGCAAAAAGAAAAGAAAATGAGCAAATGGGATTATTAGACCATGTTTGGGATATCTTTGGTGGAACTACATCAAAAAATAATAAACTTATGCAAGAAAATACTCAAAGGATAATAGATAATGCTAGAAATTTGCAAGAACTTGCACGAGAAGGGAAACTTACTGATGACCAAATGAAAGTTTACAAAGATACAATGGGATATCTAAATGGAATATATGATGAATTATCACCAGCAGTAGAAAATAGCACACATAAAATAGAAGGGTTTGGTTTTAAGGTAGATGAAACAACACAAGGATTATATGACCAAATAAAAGGATTACAAGATACTGAAAGAGAAGCAGGAATAAGTACAGGAAACCAAAAAACATATTTTGAAAGTCTATGGAAAAAAGCAAGAGAAACTTTTGGAAATATGAATAATTTAAAAGCAAATCCAACAGTTGAAGTTAAAACAAATACTGAAAAACTAAAAAATTTATTGAAGTTATTATCAGACAATACTAGCACATTTGCAGCAACTGGCGTGGTAGGTGGAGCAACAGGCTTACTAAATAAAATGAAATCCTTTGGGCTTGCAAGAGGTGGAATAGTAAACTTACCAGGTAAAGGAGTACCAATAGGAAATATAGTAACAGGAGAGCGAGGACACGAAGGATTTATCCCAATGGATAATGAAGAAAGTATGGACTTAATAGGTCAATCAGTTGCTCGCCATGTTGTCATTAACTTAACTAATAATACATTATTAGATAGTAGAATAATTGCAAGAGAACAAACAAAGATACAAAATAATCAAAATTTCTTAACAAATGGAAGGGGAGTATAATATGGTAATTAATAAAGATAGTATTGTAGCAAGTTATACAAAAAGTGGAACAACAAAAACAATTAAATTAGCACCATATTTAACAAAAGCAAATTTTGGATTTAATAAAGAGTGGGATGCAGATGCAGGAAGAAATCTTGCTAAATCAGTTGTAGGAAGTTTTGATATATTCCCTAAAATAATATGCTATTTTAAACCTCTTAATAAAGATGAACTTGATGAACTTTCACCTTTGTTTAATTCTTCGATACAAAGTTTTACTTATTATGATCCTGACCTTCAAAGACTTAATACAATGAATACTTATACAGGAAATTGGGCGTATGATTGTATGAAAGTACAATTAGCCGAGCCATTTAATTTGTCATTTATTGCAAGAGATAGGAGAGTATAATGATAAGTGTAAGTAATAATTTTAAAACTGAAATAACAAAACCTAGAACAATAGATGGCAAAGTTATAGTAGGGAATAGAACATTAACATCTTCACAAGTTAATTACATAAGGCGAGTGTTTAATGCAAGTTTATTTAAAACAATATTAAAACAAGTAGAAATAGATAGCAACGAACCAATAGATAAAGGAGAAACAATAAATCCTCAATTTGGTTTATTAATTAACAATAGTTTTGAATATGTATCACTAGGCTCTTATAAAGCCATAAACGAGCCAATTTTGAACAAAGACACTAACTCGTATCAAATATTAAGTTGCGACAAAATCGTAGAAAGTATGGTGCCTTATGGGCTTACAACAAGCGATATAACTTATCCTTGCAGTGTTAGACAATTATTTGTAGCAATTTTCACAAAATTAGGATGGTCTACAAATGGAATACCAAGCACATTTACAAACTCTACTTCTATAATTGAAGAAGATGTATATTCAAATGTAAACTTTACTTATAGAGATGTACTTGATGAGTTATGTACTATAAGTTGTATGTTTTTAGTAGATAAAGGAAATCCTACATTAATTCAAAAAACAACTACAAATGAAACTATAAATGAACAATTTATGAAATCAACTAATGTAGCAGTAAAAGAAAAAGTATTTTTTAATTCTTTGGTATTTTCAAGAGCAGAGGAAAGCGACAATATATATAGAAAAGATGATGAAAGCATTGAAGAATATGGACTACATGAATTTAAAGTTAGTGATTTACAAATTCTTTCGTTAAATTGGCGAGATAATTTTATAGATGCAATGTGGAATTATATTAAAACATTTGAATATTATTCTTATGAAATAGATACTTATGGAATTATATATTTAGAGCCAGTAGATTTATTTACATTATCTACATTTGAAAATACCTATAATACAATTTTATTGAATAGCGATTTAACAATAGGGAATGGTGTAAGTGAAAAAATTTATGCTGATACACCAAAAGAAACAACAACTGAATATCAATATGCAACTGATACCGATAGAAAAATAAATCAAACATATCTAATAGTAGACAAACAAAATAATAAAATAGAAGCAGTTTCAAGCCGAGTAGATGCTAATCAAACAAATATAAATAATTTACAAATTACTGCTGATGATATACAAGCAAATGTAACAAGTTCAACAGCCAGTTTATCTAATCAATTAAATGCTTTTGCAAACTCAACAAGTTTTCAAATAAATGCAATAAATCAAACATTAGAAAATGGTGTTGAAAAACTAACTAATTCACTTGTTACGATAGATGTTAATGGAATTAACACTTCAAAAGAGAATGAAACATTTAACACACAAATTACCAACAAAACATTTGAAGTAAAAGATGGAAATAATCGTATGGGTTTTATGGGGTTTGATACTGACAAACAAAAAATGATGGTAGAGTTTCCTGAAATGCAAACTCAAAGATTAACAAATGCTTATCACACAACTGAAAAGATTATGGAAGATGGGCTTAAATGGAGTGCAGACTTCTATGTAGGAGATGATAATTAATGGCAATAACAACTACAAGATTAAATGGTACTACAAGTCTTAATAGAGATTATACTTTCTATGCAAATATAACAATAGATGATACAATACGAAGCGATAATACATTTTTAGTAATAGTAAATTGTTATTTAGTAAATGGAACAAATCGTACAAATTCAAATGGTTGGACTAAATATGTAAGAATTAATGATGTAGATAGCGAAACTTTGACAAATCAAAACATTGACACAACTGGAGTTCCTAGAAATGGTGGAGAAGTAAATGTTATAAGCAAAATTTTCTATGTACCTATAACAATGACAACAATAGGAATATATGCTTATCTTGATAAATCGAATTTTACTTCCTATGACCCTGGAACTTGTATAATCAATGGCTATGTATCAATGCCAAAAGTTGCTTCTACTTGGAACTCATCATTGTTAAGCATACCAGATGTAGAAGATGAATTTACATTACCTATAAACAAGTATGTAAGTAGTTATTACAATGTTGTAGAAGTAAGAAATAATAATAATACTATATTAGTAAAAACAATAAATGACGCAGTAAATGGAACAAGCGTAACATTTACAACAAGTGAATTAAATACAATATTTACAATGGACAACAATAGAAATCAGTTGCCTTTAAGGTTTTTCTTGGACTTAAAGACTTATACAAGTAGTGCTAAAACAACTCAAATAGGAACAACACAAAGACTAACTTGCGAGGCTTATATTGTTGATGGAGAGCCAACAGCAACTTACACAATAGTAGAGCAAGATAGCAAAGTTATTTCTTTGCTAGGTGGTAGCACTACAAATAAGATAATTAAAAATGCAAGTGATTTATTATTTACAATAACACCAACAGGATTAAAAGGAGCAACAATATCAAGTGTTAAGATTAATGATAGCCCAGCAACAAAAAGTGGTAATAACTATGTGTTAAATATAACAAATATATCAACAGGAACATTTAATATTGTTGTAACTGATAGTAGAAAATTATTAAAAACTTATACAGCAACAAAGACAGTTATAGATTATTTGGCACTTAAATATAACAATTGGACTATTAAAAGACAATCGCAAACTTCTAGCAATTTAGTTTTAAATGCTGATATAACTTGTTATAGTTCTTCTATAAATGGAAGTACAAATACACCTGTTGTCAAGTATTCAATAGATGGAACAAATTGGACTACAATATCATCATCAAGTTATACATTCGCAAACAACAAAATAACAATAACTAATTTAACATTAAATAACTTAATAAATTACCAAACAAGTGGCACATTTTATATAAAAGTAACTGATTTATTGGGTGAAATAAATGATAACAAAAATGTTGCAGTAGGAATATATACATTTGCAAGAAGTGATAGAAAATGCAGATTTAATGGAACAGTTGAAATTGCTGACGCTAATGCACAAAATAGATTTGAAATAAGAACGCCAATAACTTATTCATCAAGTGAAACATTTGTAGGTTATTGGATAAATAATGAGAAATTATATAGGAAAGTTGTATCAAGTGCTGGTATAAATGGCAATAATGTGACAATAGCACACAATATATCAAATTTAAAAAGAGTTGTTGCTTATGATGTTACAGCAGGAAACAACAATGGAACAACTTATCCAATAGGAAATAGTATATTCCCATTAACAATAGAAGAAATAGATAATACAAATATAATTGCAAATATTTCAAGTGGTTTTAGTTCAAATTGGACTATATATTATATTTTGTATTATGTAAAGGTATAATTATGATAAAGTTATATGAATTAGAACGAGAAATGATATTTGCAAAAGCCAATGGCAAAAAATGGAAATATAGATGGTTAAAGTGGAAATACAAAAGAATAAGGAGAAAAATATGGACAATATAACATTAGGGCAAATATTTGATGGAATAATAAGATTATCAGTTGTTGCAGGAGCAGTAATTGCTTTGTATAAATTAATTTTAAAAGGCGTAGGTAATTTATTAACGCCAATAAAAGTTGATTTAAAAGAAGAAAAAATGAGTAGATTAAAAAGCGAACTAACAACATTTATGTTTTTAGCAGAAAATGGTAATTTATCACCAGAGCAAAAGATATTAGCACATGAAGATTATGATGAATATATAAAAAACAAAGGCAATTCTTATATACACGATAAATTTGAAAGTTTAGTTAAGGAGGGAAAACTATGAAACTTAATGACAAATTATATAATATCTTGAAATGGGGATTAATAATCTTTATTCCAGCACTTATTACATTAATAGGAACATTAGGACAAATTTATGATTTTGATACTGAAACAATAGTATTAACAATAAGTGCTATATCAACATTTTTAGGTGTTATAACAGGAATATCAAATTACAACTATAAGAAAGGAGAATAATATGGATAAATTTTACTTCCCTATGGAAACGATGAGAATAACACAAAATCCTTATGGGAATACATCTCATCACCCACATAATACAGGAAATCCAAAAGATTATCCAATAGATTGTGCAGGGATAGATGGTGGAAGAAGTGCTATCTTCTGTTCTACTGAAATGAAAGTATCGGCAATTAAGTTTTGCTCTACTAATACAATATGGCTAGTTTCAACACATAAAGTCGATACACCTACTTTTAAAGATTATGTATTTATGACTTGCACTCATTGGAACGATAATGATCCTCATATAATGAAACATAAAAAAGTAGGAGATATAATAAAAAAAGGTGAGATTATTTGTTTAGAGGGAACTGATGGAGCAAAAGCAAATCATATACATATTTGTACAGGTCGAGGTTATAGTGATAATTGGGTAAAGAACTCAAAAGGCAAATGGGTTATGGTAGGAGATAACAAACCACCAGAAGAAGTAATGTATAGATATACAAAGTTTACAACTCGTGTTATGGATAATGGTGGACTAAAATGGGTTTCAACTGATACTGACACTTGTAGTGATTTCTTCCCAGCAAGAGGATATTTTACAAAAGGCGATAGTGGAGAAAATGTAAGAAAAATTGACGAGTTTTTTGCTAATAAAGTTAAGGGAGATTTTTATGGCGACTATTCAGTTGCTATTGTAAAAGAATTTCAAAGACAAAATGGACTAGAACAAGATGGTTGCATAGGCAAAGTCACTCTTGCAAAGATGGTCGAGCAAGGTTTTAAAGAGTAGAAATACTCTTTTTTATTTACACCAAAAATAAAATAAATTTAAAAAAAGATAAAATGTTGTTGACTTTTTATAAAATATGGTGTAGTATATTATGTGTAAGGGAAAGAGGAGATAAAAATATGAATAATGAAGAACATTTACAATGGCTAGAAGAAAGAGAGCAAAAGTTAGAGCAATTAGAAAGTATGATTAACAAAATGCAAAGTGAAATAAACAACGATGGAAAAATAACTGATAAAGAAGATATTAAAATGGAAATATTTAGATTATGGTATTTTAATAGATACGATAAGAAATACGAATTATAGGAGGTAAGATAATATGAAATTAAGAAAATGGGTAGTTAAAACATTAGTAATAATCAATATACTAACACTATGTATAATGGCTAGTGAGTGTAATAGTTTAAGTTTATTTATGGTATCACATATAACTGCATTAGGAATATTTGCAATTAACTCAATGATACTTAAAAAATATGGGAGGATATAATGGATTACGAAAAGATAATGAAACAAATAAATGATAATCAAGAAACAGCAATAAGATTATTAAAAGAAAATGTTGAACTGAAACAAAAAGCAAAACTATACGAGATATTAATAGAAGATGTTGCAGGGCGTTTGGTTATGATAAGAGAAGATGGCAAGATCATAACTGATGATGAAAGAAAAAACTTTTTACAAATAGCAATAGAGGATAACATGGAATACATATTAAAGGAGATAAAGTATTATGAATAAAGAAGAATATGAATTATTTAAGAAACAATGGCTAGAAAGATTTAAAGGGTATTATCAAAAAGGTAGAGTTAAGAAAAGTGATTTAAAAAAGTCTATATACGATAATCCTAAATTAATGGAAAGCCAAAAGGAAGATTTTTGGAGGTTAGTAAGTGAATGAAAGATTTAGAAAAATATGGTTTTAGAGAAGATTTTGATTATGATAATAAATTTCATTTAACTGACAATGTTAATGGTTATTACATATCAACAGTTGATTTAGGAATAGACCATAGTTTTGGAATAGGGAAACCATTATATTACGAAACAATGATATTTAAAGAAGGAAGTTGGAATGATTTATATTGTAAAAGATATTCAACAGAGAAAGAAGCAATAAAAGGACACAAAAAGGCAATAGAATATGTTAAAAATAATTTTAAGGAGGGAAAATGAGAGATACATTAGAAACATTGCTTAACAAAGCAAAAGGAGAACATATATGCAAGTCTTATAAACTATATAAACAGGAAGTACAGGAACTGATAGAAAATCTATACAAAGCAACATATAGACTAGGGTTATATGATAGCCAAATATTATATGTACTAGATGAGGCAATAAAGCCATTTAAGAAAGGTAAATAATGCTAGAAGTAGGTTTAATAGTAGTATTTGCAGTATTTATATATTGTGCATTAAGAGTAGGAGGAGATAAGTAATGAAAATAAGTGACTTACCTGAGGGAATTATTATATGGTATAAAGGGAACATTTTAGGAATAACAGGAGCAACATTACCAAAAAAATATTATGAGTATTCGTGTAAAAAGATTGTTGGTAATTATTTCGATTATGAATTGATAGATAATAACTAACATACCCCTAAAACTAATTTTAAAGGGGCATACACGAAGGTTAGAACAAAGATAGTATAAATTATCAAGAGAGGAAGAAAATGCAAAATAATGGCATTTAAGGAGGAAATATGAAAGATATCGAAATATATAAAGAATTATCTAATTACAAAAAGGTTTTAGAAGAAAAAGGCTACTATGTTATTTATATAGGCTTATATGGTAGTCAAAATTATAATTTAGATGATGAAGAAAGCGATATAGATGTTAAAGCAATTATAATGCCTAGTTTACACGATATAATATTTAGAAAGGTTACAAGTACAACTATCGAATGTGAAAAAGGAAATATAGATGTAAAAGATTTATTAACTTTCTATGATGTTATCAAAAAAGGAAATTTTAGTTATATTGAAAGCATACAAACAAAATATTCAATAGGGGATAAATATATAAAAAATTTATTTAATCAGTTTCAAGTAAATAAAAAGAGTATATTAGGTGCTATGTATGAAAAAAGAAAGGCATTAACTCACGAATATCCTAGCAAAAAAGAAGAATTTGAAAAATGGGGTTTTGACCCAAAACAACATCATCATATATTAAGACTTTATGATTTATTAAATTACAATTTATTATATAACACTAATAAAAGTTATTTAAGATATGAAGATAATGACATAAGAAGAACTGAATTAATAAAGTTTAAGAGAAATAAAGATAATATTGCTAAAAGCATAATTGAAGAAGATAGTGACTTAATTATAGAAAAAGCAAGAAATTTAATTGACTACAATTATTCTTATGAAGTTATAAATATTGATGAAGAGATTAATAAATATATTGAGAATAATATTAAATTAGAGTTAAGAAATTCAAATGTAAGTTATGCAAGAGAATATAGAACATTTGATAGTGAAATACCAAAAAAAGATTTAGAAAAATTCCCTATATTAGAACAATACAAAGGGAAAGACATATCTTATATAGTAACTGAAAGTATAGAAATATTATAAGGAGGAATTAAAATGATAAGTTATTATGAATTATTAGGAATGATTAAAGAAGGGAATATACCAAACAAAATAAAAGTGCATTTAACACCTTGTACTTCAAAGATTTATGTAAGGGAAGATGATTTAGATGAAAGTTTTAGTTATTATCGACTAGATGAAAGGGAAGAAGAAGATGAAAATTATAGAGATTATTTAGCAGAATGTTTTTTAGAAAGTAGTATGTTTGATGAAACTATTGAGATATTAGATGAAAAGAAAATAGGAAAATTAGGCAAGTGTGTTGATGAAAGCGAAGAGTTGGCTTGTGCTTGGAGTTTTGCTGAAGAAATATTAAAAGACAAAATCAATGAAATAATAGATTTATTAAATAAGGAGGAATAATATGACAATGATTTTTAAAAAGGACAAAAAGAAAGAATTATTACAAGGAAGGACACTAAAATATTTAACTGATAACAAGATAATAGACTGTACTTCGGTACATCTAGGAAATATCTTAAATGGAAAACAAAGATGTTCTTCACTACTTGCAAAAAACATAACACAAAGCATAAGTCATGATGCAAAAGTAGAAGATTATTTTGATGAAGAATAATCTTTTTTTATAAAATAAAATTGGTATTGACTTATAATTAAGTTGGTATTATAATAGTATTATAGTTAGGAGGGATAGAATGGAAAAGAAAGAATTTACAACATTAAATGAAAAACAAAAAATAATGGCATTTAATCAATTAAAAGATGATTATAGCGTTTTGTTTGAAAAGTATTATGAGCAACCATTATTAAAGTTTCAAAAAAATGTAGATAAAGCATTAAACAAAATGGTTATTCCAAAATTCTTTGTAGAAAAGTATGGAAGAAAATTTTATATGAATGTATATGAAGATAAGATTGTTTTAATACCAATGAAAAAAGGAGAATAATATGGCAATATTTAGAATTAATAAAAATCAAAACTATACAACAATGAGTAATGTACATTTAAAAGATAAAAGAATAAGTTTAAAAGCAAAAGGTTTATTAAGCCAAATGTTAAGTCTACCAGAAGATTGGAATTATTCTATTAAAGGTTTAGTTGCTATTAATAAAGAAGAAGAAACATCTATAAAGGCGACACTTGATGAATTAAAAAGATTTAAGTATTTGATAGTTACTAAACAACTACCAAATGAAACATCTAGTGGAAGAATAGAATATATATATGACATATTTGAAAAACCAAAACAAGAGGGTGAAAAACAAGGGGTAGAAAATCTAGGGGTTGAATTTCTAGGGGTAGAAAATCAAGTACAATATAATACTAATAATAAAATAACTAATAATAAAATATTAAATAATAAAGAAAAATATAAAAAAGAAAGTTTTAACAAACCTACAATAGAAGAAGTAGAACAATATTGCACACAAAGAAAAAATGGAATAGACGCTCAAAGATTTATAGATTTTTATGAAAGCAAGGGTTGGATGATAGGCAAAAACAAAATGAAAAATTGGAAAGCATGCATAAGAACTTGGGAAAGTAAAAACAAAACAAATGAGCCAAAATGGTTTAACGAAAATTTTCAAGAACAAAAACTTACAATAGAAGAACAACAAGAACTTAATGATCTAGTTAAAAATTTTTAGGTGTATTATGACAAAGAAAGAATTAGAACAAGAACTAAAACAACTGAAAGAACAATTCAAGTATTACTATAATGCAAATAAACAAAAGAAAGAAGATAACGAAAGATTAAGATTAGAATTAAATTCTTTAAAAAGAGAACAAGCAATTCTTATGGATATATTATTTGAAAGGAACAAGTTATGGAAGAAAAAATAGATTTATACGATATATTAGTTCTAGTGTTATTAGTATTAAATATATTTAATGTACTAACATTAGTCAGTTTAAAAAGGGAAATAGATAATTACAACGAAAGACAAACGCAAGTAAATGAATATGTTATGAACAGGATAGGAGGATAGTATGAATAAACAACAATTACAAAATGAATTAGATAAATACAAAAGGCTTTATGAAACTGCTATAAGTGATGTAAACACAGTAAGAAAAGATTTAGAAGATATAGAAAATTTAAAAGAACTAAATATTAATTTACAAACAAAAACAAAAATACTTGAAGAAGATTTATTACATATTAGAAATGAGAACAAAATTTTAATTGAAAAAGTAGAAACATACGAAAAAGTATTTGAAGTATTAACTAAAAGCAAAGGAGATGAATAAGAAATGGATACAGATGGAACTTGGTGGCTAGATGATGGTTTAATTGAACCATATTATGATAGAGGTTATTGGACAACAAAAGATGGAAGAAATTTAAAAATAGAGTTAATGGAAACATCACATATAAAAAATACTATTAATTTATTAAAAAGAAATATTACAAAATTAGTAGGAGAAGAAAAAGAATATTATGAAGATTATTTTAATTTTAAAATAAGTGAATTTGAAAAAGAACTTAAAAAAAGAGATATTTATTCAAAACATATTTTAGAAAGCAAAGGAGAATAAGTATGAATATAGAAGAAATAGTAGAATATTTAAAACATCATATACCAATTATTATAAAAGATGATAAAGGTTGGTGCAATGCTAATATAAAATTAGAAAATGGAACATTAGTTGTAATACCAAATTATAATACACCATTTGATAATAAGTAGGTGAAGTAAATGAATAATGAGATAAAAGAGATATTAGATTTCAAAGAAGATGCAGATTACAAAAGATTAAGCGTTGATGAAATAACAATGTTAAGAGATTACATAACAAACTTACAAGAAGAATTACAAGCATATAAACAAGAAAGAGAAAACATACTAGATAAAAGTAAAAGACTTAATTACAAGTTAAGAATAGATAAGGCAATTGAATGTATCAATTATTATGCAATTGAAAACTCTGATTATGAAAAAATATATAATATTGAAGAAGAAACACTATTAAATATATTAGGAGGTAAAGATGGTTAATGATATGGAAATGTATTTAGAAAAAGTTTTAAAAAAAACTAATCCTGAAATGTATATAGAAATATTAGAACAAGATAGAGAAGATTTTGCGAAAGAAATTGTAGAATTACAACATTGTATTGAAGATTTACGAAATCAATTACAACAAAAAGAAAACATCATAAAAGAAGTAAGAGAAGAAATGGAAAATGCAAAACATATAAGCATTGATGATAGTAAAGCAATAATAGAACACGAAAAAAGAATTTTAGAAATATTAGAAAAGGAGAATAAATAGATGACATACAAAGAGTTTAAAAAGTTTTGTAATGAAAGAGCAACTGATGGCTGTTGGAGTTTAAAACAAGCACAATTTTGTATAGATGTAAGAAATTACATAGATGCACATTGGTTTTGGCAAAGAGAAAAAGTTTGGAAAAAAGAATATGAACTTTTAACATATATGAATGTAATTAAACCTATAACTGATATATTTGAAGGGAGAAAAATATGAAACAACCTTATATATGGGATTACACCATAAGAGTAAAAACAAAAGAAGGAACATTTGAATATGAAGATAAGTTAGAACATATTGACAAGATCATAGAAAAACACCCTAACTATGAAGAAGTTAATGCAAAGAAGTTGGTGAAGAATTATGGGAAGAAGAAAGCACAAAGATGATGTATGCAAAGAGATGGAATACATGGCACAATTTGTTCATAAATGTGATTGTGGACATTCTATGTATCTATCTCCTGCTCATCCTAAAAGAATTTGCAGATGGTGTGGCAATATGGTGTATTTAGATAAAAGAGAAGAATTTAAAGAAAGATTAAAAAATATTGTTAAAAAATAAAATAAATGTTGAAAAAACTAAAATAGTATTATATAATATTAATAGAGAGGAGATGAGATGATGAATGAAATTTACATTAAAAAAACTGATTTAAACAAATGGATAGCAAAGTATTTTAATGAAGATTTAATATCAGTACAAGACTTATTAGGATGCATTGAAGATTTAGATGGAGATTTAGAAAATCTAAAAGAAAAATTTGAAGATTACAAAGAAAATGTAGAAGAAAATTTTATAAGTAAATGGAGGTAAGAAAATGGAATTTAGAAAATTAAAAGCAGAAGAAATTGATTGTAGAATATCACAAATAGCAAGTAATTATTGTATGTTATTATTATACAAAGATGCTCGTGTTGATATGAATGTATTAGATGAAACAGTAGGATGTATGAATTGGAAAAAGTCATATTTAAGAGATAATGCTAATTGTGTAGTATCAATATATGACGAAAATAAAAGAGAGTGGGTATCAAAAGAAGACACAGGAACTGAAAGTTTTAGTGAAGCTGAGAAAGGTTTAGCAAGTGATAGTTTTAAAAGAGCATGTTTCAATTGGGGAATAGGTAGAGAGTTATATACAGCACCTAGCATAATAATATTCCCTAGTAAAGAAATGATACCAAAAGGAAAAGAAACAGAGTTTTATCAAAATGAAAAAGGAAAGTATGAAACAAAGACAAGATTTTGGGTAGAATATATCGACTATGACAATAATAGAAACATAAAAGACCTTATCATAAGAGATAATAAAAATCACATAAGATTTAGTCAATTAACAAATGAAACACAAAAACAACTAGAAAAAGACTTAATGACTATGAAAAAACTAATAGAACAACGAGAAGAAAAAGATGACAAATTTGATAGAGAAAAGTTTTACGAATATTATAAAGCAACAAGTGATAATACAATGTTAATATCACAAATAAAGGATGCAATTTCAAAATTAGAGGAGAAAAAATAATATGAAAATTAATTGGTTATATAAAAATGAAATTGGCAAATTCTTGACTTTTAATGATGAAACAGGAAAATACGAAAAAGAAATTGACCAATTTAAAATAACAATCAATAGTTGGAACTATAAAGTAGAAATTAGAGAAACTAATGGATGTACAAGTTATTTAATACCACCTGAATTAATAAAAGTAATATTAGATTTAGATAAATCTTGCTCAATAGAAATTGAAAAGAAAGAAGATGATGAAAATGGACATAATAAGTAATAGAACTGAAATGATATTTAAATTTGAAAAAGATGATAAAATATCATATTCAATAGGAATATCAAGAAAGAAACAAGATGACACATACGAAAATGCTTATATGCCTGTACGATTTAAAAAAGATGTAAATTTAGAAAATAAAACAAAAATCAAAATCAAAAGTGCGTGGCTAGATTTTTATAAAATTGATAAAAGAGTAATGTGGTATATATTCATAAATGAATTTGAAGAAGTAAAAGAAGAACAAAATGTATGGGATAGTGCAAAAGACATTGAAATAGATAGTTCAGAACTTCCATTCTATTAAGAGGTAAAGTATGGACTTATATGAAGAATTAGAAACAAAAAGAAAACAATTAAATCAAGCAATATTAGATTTAAGAAAAAATGGAACTGCATACGCACAAGCCGAAAAAGATTACAAAATTTTATTAAGAATGGAATGTTTAAAATTGCGTGATGAAGGTATGGCAATAGGAATGATAGACAAGACTTGCTATGGAATTCCTAGTGTAGCAGAAGCACGATATAAAAGAGATGTTGCTGAATGTGTTTACAGGGCAAATAACGAGGCCGTAAATTCGATTAAGTTGCAAATTAGATTAATAGAAAACCAATTACAAAGAGAATATGGAGGAGAATAATATGTTATCATTAATTTTTACAATATTAGCAATAGTTTTAGGAGGTATAGGTTTATATTATACAACTTATAGTTGGGAAGACCACGGTATTATTATGGGATTTAGTGTAGTATTTTTGATAATAGGCTTACTTTTAATAGTTATTGAAATAGTTTCATTAATAATAAAGCCAATTGAATATAAAGATTTTAAAATTAAATATGAAGTTGTTAAGGAACAAATGACAAGTAAAAATGATGTAAGAGATGCAACTTTTACACAAAATATAATAGAAATAAACCAAGAAATAATGCATTGTAGAGAGTATATTGGCAATGTATGGCTAGGAATATATGAAAATAAAAAAATATGTGATATGGAATTATTAAAAAAAGATGAATAATAAAGAAGAATTTTGTATAATGAATGATAATCCACCATATTGGAGAAATTTTAGATTTTATGGTAGTGAAAGACATGAAGTATTTGAAGGAAGAACAGGAAATAGAGATAAATCAATAAAAGATGGTCTTATAGTATTCTTAACTCCTGAACAACATAGAACAGGGAAACACGCTATACATAAAGATTATGAGTATTGGCTTATGTTAAAAAAACAAGCGGAACAAATATGGTGTGATTATTATGGAAAAACAACTGATGAGTTTCGAGAAAGATATGGGAGAAATTTTATTTAAAAACTACTGTTTATCTCCTTTCTTCAAATCGTATTGCGAGTTTGTGGTAGTGAGTTTGGCAATATAAAATAGGAGGATTAATGAATAAAACAAAAGCAATAATGTTACACTTACAAGAAAAAGGAAGTATAACAAGTTGGGAAGCAATAAAGGAATACGGAGCAACAAGATTAAGCAGTATAATATACAATTTAAGATATAAATACAATATGAATATAATAAATGATCAAGTAGATTTTACTGATAGATTTGGGAATAAAAGTTATTTTGTAAAGTATGTGTTAAAGGATTAATATGAATGGAGAACAATTAAGTTTATATGACATAGAATATGAGAAATTTAAAATAACAAAACCTATTAGATTAATAGAGTTCTTTGCAGGTTATGGTAGTCAAGCACTTGCATTAAAATATTTAGAAGTACCTTTTGAACATTGGAAAACTTGTGAATGGGCTATTAAAAGCATACAAGCATATAAAGATATACATTTTACTGATAAGGGCATAGAACTTAATTCTAAAAGAACAAAAGAAGAAATGGTAGAGTTTCTATATCAAAAGGGAATATCAAGTAATTACAATGAACCAATGACAAAAGAACAAATACAAAGGTTAAGTGAAGAACAACTTAAAACAATAATAAAAAATATAGCAATAACACACAATTTAGTAAATATACAACAAGTAAAAGGTAAAGATTTAGAAATAGTAGAAACAAATAAATACGATTATATTTTAACTTATTCATTCCCTTGCCAAGATTTATCATTAGCAGGTAAAGGCAAAGGAATGAGTGATACATCTACTAGAAGTGGTATGTTATGGGAAGTAGAAAGAATATTACAAGAATGTAAAGATTTAGGAGAACTTCCACAAGTATTATTAATGGAAAATGTACCACAAGTTCATAGCCAAGATAACCTACCAGACTTCAACAAATGGAAATTAAGACTAGAAGAACTTGGCTACAATAATTACTTTCAAGATTTAATAGCAACCGACTACGGAATACCTCAAACAAGAAATAGATGTTTTATGGTATCAATATTAGGAGAATATAGTTATACATTTCCTAAACCTATACCTTTGAAATTAAAACTTAAAGATATGCTAGAAGATGAAGTTGATGAAAAGTATTATTTGAGTGATAAACAAATAAAAGATATTCAAAGTTGGAATGCTTATGAAAAACCATTAGAAAATATGGAAAAAGTAGATAAAACTAACATATCTCCCACCTTAACAACAAGGAGTGGGGCTTATGCTGCTGGAATGATATTAATAAAAAATGCTACAAAAAAAGGCTATTTAGAAGCAACAGAAGGCGATGGAATAGATATATCAAGTAGAATGGAACATCATAGAGGAACAGTACAAAAAGATAAGATACAAACACTTACAACAAGTGGTGGCAATGATAGAGGTGTAGTAATAAATCCATTAAAAGGCATAAGTGGTAAAAGTTGGCAATTTGAACAACAAGTATATGATGAAAATGGTAGTGCTAGAACATTAAAAGCAAGTGAAGGCAGTGGTAATATACCAAAAGTTGCAAATGATTTAAGAATAAGAAAGCTAACGCCAAAAGAAGCAGGGCGTTTGATGGGAGTTAAAGATGAAGATATAGACAAAATATCATTAAGTGATAGTGCAAAGTACCATATTTTTGGTGACGCCATAGTAATTAATGTACTTATGGCAATATTTAAGGAGATGTTATGAAACTATCACATCATAGTAAAATAAGATTAAGAGAACGCACAAATCTTAATCATAAAGAAAGAAGAAAAATATTTAAGGAAGCACTACAAAATGGATTAAGTCCTGATAAAGTAAAAGATAAAAAAACAAGAGATTATATGAATAGCAAAAATAGACATTGTAAAATTAAATTATATAAAGGGTACATATTCTTATATAGTAAAAATAGTCATCAACTATATACTATGTATGAATTACCTAATGAGGTAGTTGAAAATAAATAAATACTATGGTATAATTAAATTACATTTAGAAAAACTTCTAAATCTAGTTTGTAAGGAGATTATATGAAGTCATTAGTTATGCTAGTAGCAGTAATGTAGTGTCCTAGTTTAAGTGGGGAGAACGACTAATACCTAGTCCTATAACGAAGTCGTCTATCGAAAAGCAACGAAAACAATGTAAGTATAGGTTATATTGCTAGTATGTTGTGAATGTAGAGTGTTACCTTGTAGGTAGCATAGAACAAAGAGTAGAAGCATAAGCATAAATATTTAAAGGTGGATAAAGTCCTATGTACATAATAATTTGCAAATAAAAGTACATAACTGCCCGTTCATCAAAAAATAATTGCTAATGATGATACACAATTATGAAGGACTATATGGAAAATTCTTTGTTCTGTGGTGTCTATAAAGGCGCTAAATACTCTAACATGGAGTAAACCCGAGATTGGCACAAGCCATCACCCTTATAAAAGACCTAAACAGTCTTTTTTCTTTTTGACAATTTTAAAGATATTTGATATACTAAAAGAGATGAAAACTATAATAGACTTAAAATTAGAAAATTGGAACGAAATTATTAAACATTGTAGGGGCAATAAATACAAAGCAAACACTCATAAACAAAAGGAAATGCAAGCGATAGGATATTTTATTAAAGGAATGAAAAAGATAGAAAAATACCCTATTAAAATAAGTTGTATATGGCACATAAGCAATGGGAATAGTGATTTAGATAATTGTTCTATAAAATCAACACTAGACTGTATGCAAAAATTAGGAATATTAGAGAACGATAATATCGGTCATATCAACGAAATAAATTACAAAGCGGTAAAAGATAAAAAGGATTATTTAGAGATAGAGGTTGAAGATGGTGGATAAAGGATGGAGTTTTAAAGAAAGTTTATTTTTTATAAATTCTATAAAAGACAAGTACAAGGGGTTTATAACCTCTTTTTGTGTGTTTGGAGGTAATAAAGAATATTTTGAAAAAGTATATAATTTAAAGAAAGATATATACGCCTTATCATTTGAAGAATGGCGAAAAGATAAACTATGGGAATATCTTAATGATGATATTAGTTATATAGACTTATGGAGATTTGTATAAAGGAGAGAGAATGGACAAAGAACTAAAAAACAAATTAAAATACTTAATTAACAAAAAGAA